GCCGGTAGTGCCTGCTGATGTCGACCGTTGGCCACCAGTGCCGCTCCACGTTGCCGCCGTAGTCGAGGACCCGGGCTGCCGCCTTACCCGGTGACGGACGCAGGGCGCGGCCGACCCACTGGATGAAGAGACCAGACGATGCCGTTGCCCGAGCCAGCACAACGGTGTCTATGGCTGGAAGGTCGAAGCCCTCGCCACAGATGCCCATGTTGCACACCACATGAGTGCCGCCGGATCGGAGGCGGCCAAATGTAGCCGACCGCTCGCCTGCCGGCGTCTTGCCGTCCACATGCTCAGCCGCAACGCCACGCCCCACCAGCGCCTCAGCCAGCACCCGGCTGTGCTCCACCGACGCAGCAAACACCAGCGTGCGCCCGCAGTCATGGGCCATGATGCCGCGCACCACGTCGCCGAGCCCCGCTTTCATGCGCTCAGCCGCGGCCCTCTTGGCAAAGTCGCCGCCCTGCTTGCGCACGCCCTTGAGGTCAGGCGCCCACGATGCATACACCTCGACGTCGACCAAGAAGCCGAGCTCTATCAGCCGAGCCGGCGTGGTGACCGTCACGATCGCGTCAAACGCCTCGCCTAGCCCTCGGCCGTCCAACCGCCAAGGGGTAGCCGTGAGGCCAAGCACGCGAGCCTGGGGCCATGTTTCGAGCAGGGTCAGATTCGAGGCGGACACGGCGTGATGGCACTCGTCGATCACCATGAGGTCAGGCACCCACCCAGCGTCAGCTAGCCGAGCAAGGCGCTTGCCCCGGCGGATGGTGTCCACGCTCGCCACTTGCAGCGGTAGGGCCAGGTTGTGCCGGCGGTCGTTGCCCATGATGACACCGGCTGGCCACCCAAACGCCTCAAGCGTGCCGTGCGCCTGGTCGATGAGCTCGCGCCGGTGGGCGCACCACAGGACGCGGCGGCCGGCGGCGAGCTCGCGGGACACCTGCTCGGCGGCAGTCACGGTCTTACCGCCGCCGGTCGGACAGACGGCCACAACCCGGCGCTTGCCTGCGCGCCACTGGCGGTTGACGTCGAGGAGGGCGAGGTGTTGGTAGCTCCGTAGTGTTGGAATGCTCACCCCATCTTCTCCCGCAACCTCTCAGTCATCCCGATCACATGCACCCACTCACCGCCGATCCCATCCACCATGACAGCGCCCTCCACTTGACGCCGATGAGGCTAAGAGCCTTGCTCTGGTGGACAATGTGGCCACGTCGGCGCAGTTGGCCGTCTTGGTCTTGCCACTGGCGGATGTAGACGCCGCCATCCATCATCCGACCATCGCGGCTTGGAGCGCCGCAACGTCGCGATCGAACGATGCCATCTTCTTGCGTAGCGAGTCCCACACCGGCCGCTCCTCGTCGGTCACAGGGACGTGGACCTTGAGCCGGCCAACGCGGCCAAACCTATGGCTGCGCCTCACCGCCTGATAGAACTGCTCGAAGCTCCACGTATATCCGCTGTATAGCATCGACTCGGCTTCCGGTATGTTGACGCCGAACCCGAGCACCTGGGGCTTGCTAACCAGCACGCTGACGCGGCCCGCCCTGAATTCGTCGATCATTTCCACTCTCCGCTCCACCGGAGTGGTTCCGCTAATCGAGTGTCCGCCGAGATCCCGAGCAAACGCATCCTGCTCGGCGTTCCTGGCACACCACACGATCGCACGGTCCCCATTCACAGCGCGGCACGAGTCAGCAAACCTCGGCTGAGACCTATCCGACCGGAGCGCTCCAAATATGCGCCTCGATTCCCCGAGGGACACCGACGTGGAGAACAGCTGACCATCCGGCCTGAATCCTGAGCACGTCGTGTCGATGATCCGATAGTCCGGCTCCGACGTCATCTCAGCCCGACCATCGAACCCGAGCTCCGACGGCTTCTGTATGTAGCAACACCACGTCCTGAGCGCCCTGTAGAACGGGTCGACCGCGTGCCTCTTCAGACGCCATGATGTTCCGTCCTTCCTGAACCAGCGCCCATAGAACTCGTTCGTGGTCGACGCATGCCCTAGCCACACGGCCTGAGTCGCGTACTCCGCGTGATCGTTCGGGCTCGGCGTCGCTGAGCACGCCAGCCTGTATTTCACGCCCGACGCCATCGCGGTCAGCCGCTTCCTGGTCTTGCCTTGTCCGTTTTTCAGGATAGATGCCTCGTCGAGCACGATGCCGGCGACGCCCCGCATATCGATCGGCTTGGGCGACTCCCAATTTAGTATCGCGATGCCGTCGGTCCACATCTCGCCTCGGCGCAGGTCGATCAGCCTGTGCCCGTGGTACTCGTGGCAGAATCGCTGTATGTCCTCCATCACCGCCAACGGGCATAGCACTAGCACCCGGCCGAATACGGCGACAGCGTGCGCCCATGCTGCAATAATGGCTGTTTTGCCGAGCCCGCAGTCCAGGAATGCACCGTACCTCTCATGGCTCAGGGCTCGCTCGGTGACCCACCGCTGATAGTCGAACAAGTACGGCGCTGAGATCTCGGGCGCGTCGTCCACTCGCGCGCCGAATACGGACGAGTGGCTCTGGCGGTCGGTCCACACGTCGCGCCCCCTTACCTCGTACCTCGGGAGCGTCTTACATCGCATGAACGTCGCGTATGACTCGATGCCCATGCCGATCGGGATCTTGACGGTCAGCTCAGACATGAAACGACACCGGCCGCTCGCCAAACATATCCGCCTGCGGGCTCTGTGCAATCCTGACGGCCTCGGCCATGTTGAACTGTGCCCGGCTTGCATACGCCGGCTTGAGCTCGGTGCCGACGAACCGGCGCCCGAGTTGGACAGCGACGTACCCCTCCGAGCCGACACCCGCGAACGGGCTAAACACGGTCTCGCCGCGGTTGCTCCACAGCCTGACGCAGCGCTCGATCAGGTCCAGCTGGAGAGGGCACAAGTGCCGCTCGTCCTCCTCTTCACGGGCCAGCCTCACATTGAGCGTGTTGGTCTCCTTGATGCCTCGCCATATCGGCCGAGCCCACTCGATCCACGTTTCTCTGGTCATCTCCCCGTTCTGGACGGGATGAACAGGCGTCGCGTTGACCCCAGGCCGCTTGAAAATCAGCACGTAGTCGGCCAGCGCGGGCCGGCTGATCATGGAATCCTTTTCCAAGTTCACGAACATCAGCGCATGGGCCTTGGTCCTGATGGCCTGAGCTTGCGGGCACTTGTCCACCGTGATGTCGCCGTAGAACACAAACCCGCCCTGCTGGTATTGCCTGATCATATCGCCGCGCATGTCCCATATGCCCATGTGGCCATGGGTCGCCTTGGTCCGAGTCGGATTCTGCACATGGACGCATACGTTGCGACCGGGCCTGACCACTCGGATGAGGGCATCGACGAAGAACCGATGGTGCATCAAGAATTCGTCGTCCGAATCCCTGCTATTGCCCATATCCTGGTCAAGATTCGAGTACGTGAACAGGCTGGCGAACGGCGGGCTAAACACCGCCAGATCGAACAAGTCCCCACGGTCTGCCATTGCGTGCATCTCCGTCACGCAGTCGCCATTGATGATGTTCCACTGCTTTTCTGTCACCGGTTCAATCCTCCTGCTCGGATTTGAGCGGCGCCACGAACTGCGACCGCCGCCAGCTGTATCAACTCATCCGCGTCGGCCTCATCGCGCCGCACGGTCTCCCAGAACTCCTCGAACTCCTCGCGCAGCACGCTGGCCAACTCATGGCCTGACATGAAGTCGCCAAACCTCGCGCACGCCCTCCGCGCCTCATCCGCCACATCCCCGAGAGCGTCTGCAATTTGTTGATCGTTCACCGCCCCCACCCCACAAAAGCCACACACGCCACATCGCCACCCGCCCCCAACGCATCATCCCACCTCGAGCAATGCAGCCCACGTCCACCGCGCCTATACACGCAGCTTGCGCACGTCGCCGGCCGGTCGTCGCAGGTCCGGCTGGTGGTTGCGCCATGCAAGTCAGCTGGTGGCCGAATAGGGCGCTTTGTCCTGCGAGCGGCGGTCATGGCTCGTCGTCCGGGAAGAAATCTAGCCACTCTTTTGGTAGGGGTGGAACCCTTTGGAAACCGCCGGACTGCTCTCCAGGTGTAACCCTTTGAACGCTGTTTCCGGAAACCTCCAGCCCCGCGCGCGCGTTGGTGCCCTTTTTCCCCCTATATATACCTTCCTCTATCTCTTCC